CCACGTAGCCGTTGACGTAATCGACAACCGTTGCACCAGCCCATAACCCATCGCTCGTCAGTTGGGCAAATGTCGCGGTTGTTAAATTGTAGAAATACCGCGCAACGCCATCAGAAATGTACGCCACAGTGCCGTTGTTAACCCCGTCATCGGTCGTTTGAGTCTCGGTGATGCTCACGGGTCCAGATGACGTTGTAAGCGTACCTACCTCTGTATATGACCAGTCAGCTTGTATCAAATAGACTTTATTCGCAGCAACCGCGATCATCTGCCCGAACGGTGTCATGGTTCGCATTCCACGCACGGGACCATTTGGCAGCGTGACGATGGTGCGATAACCAGGCGTCGGCAGCAAAGCAACAACGCCTCGAGCGCCTTCGGGTTTTACAATGTCAACCTCGGGATACCAGTTGATGCATTCTTGTGCATCCTGGTAAATAGTTGGCGCTTCGTAAGACGCCCCAACAAAACCAAAATCAGCCATTACACGAAACCACCCGTCAAAATCCAAGACGCATCCTTGGCTTTCCCGCTGAATAGCACGTCAGGGAATTGCGCCGTCAGGCTTGGTCGCATATTGGTGCGCTTGAGCGTTGCCTTGGCTTGTGCTGCATAGGCGTTAATCATCGCCAGTTGGGTCGTGGAACCCTTACCGTACATTGGGCATAGACGCTCGGCCAAGCACCAGCGTAGAGCCATCAGATAGCCCTGTGGCAACGCAATCGACTCGTACAAGTTGTTGTACCGCCGGAACATCGTGTCGGCAAAAACGTGCATCTCACCCTGCGCCGGAGCCGGCCATAGATAGATGGTTCCGAGAAGCTCCGCTGGTTGATAATAGAGCGCCTTCGGCCAGGGTCCGTTAAGACTCTTAAGACCGATTAGCTCATACTGATCCAATCCGATAACTGAAACAGGATAATCCAGCGAGTTCTGCGATTGGCCACCGCCGCCGGCCTGGTTGATCACGCGAACGAATGCGCTGTTGATGCTGACTGGACGCTGATAGCTTGCCGTGATCGTCGTGCTGGCAACCGTCTGGCTTGTGCTGACAGTGTACGTACCGGCCTGATTGACGTTGCCACCAGCGCCCGTATTGAATTGCACAATAGTCGTGCCAGATGCGATGCCCGTGCCAACCAGCGTTTGCCCGAGCTGCACCGAGCCGCTGGTCAGAGTTGTAACTGTTAACGTCGTGCCGGAGATAGAGCCGGTAAACACCGCGCCGACCTGACCGCCTGGTCCAATCGTGTACTGCACCTGATTGGTCGCTGTTGGGAAAATGATCTCAGTCTGATAGCTGATCATCATCCGTTCGTTGGACCACTGATCCAAAATGTCGTTCAGCATATCGAACGCATCCTGAGCTGCGTCAGACGTCGGTGTCTCGCCAGCTTCAAGCGCACCAATGTCTTTAAGAGACCGCGAAATGATTTCGATTGGCGCAGTCATGATCAATACTCAATGATTACGTAGCCGTTAAGCGTCGGAGGAGACGCCCCGTTAAACAATGCCTGCACCGGAACAATGTTGGTTGTCCCTCGGCATTGATTGGCTAGTGTCCCGTCAAAAGTCTTGTCGATGTAATTCGCCGAGCCAATCGAGAATGTTGAGTTTAGAGCCGTGCCGCCTGCCGGCCCTGGCGTGCTGCTGGTGCCCGGACCCTGCGCTGTCAGGAAAGCACCGAGCGATGTATTGCCGCCACCCGATGCAACGGTAACCGCAATTGTTTGAGCCGGCGTCACCGTGATAAATCCAGCCGCAACCGTATAAATTACGGTCGTGCCGTTTGAGTAAACGCCGCTGCCAATCGTGGCTCGCAGCCGAGTGACGCCAGCAGGCACGGTAAACGTATCTGATCCGCTGGTGACCTTGTAATACAAGCTGAATTGCAGAACGCCGGTGCTGATCGTTGGCGTAACCGAAACAGCGCTGATCACTTCGTTGTTAGAGCCGCCAATCGTGATCGTTGTCCCGTCAGGACGCAACGCACCAATCTGCGCAGTCGTGGCAACCGGCAGCGCTGCACGCTTGATAATAGCGTCGTAATTCAAAGTCGACGCGATTGAATCGCGGTACAGGTAACCGCCGCCGCTCACCGGCAGCGCTCCCCCCGTGGTCGACAATGTGCCGGCAAGAAAGCTCAAACCCGAGCCGACCGTGACGTTACCAATGCCGCCAGCCCCGTCACCACGCAGAATTGACGTGCCGCTTGTGATGCCCGTCAGATCATTGATCCCGCTGATATTGTCGTAAGTGCCAATCGTGACCGCGGCAGCAGTCTGAAGCACCAGCTTATAAGCAACCCCAACGGTCAACCACGTCTGATTGGCGGTGCGCCCTGCGCTGTCCAGCACAATCGGGTTGGCGTTGGCAATGGTTCCCGCTGCGCTGGTATACGTCGCTTGTGGCGTCGTTGTTCCTGCGGTGTACGTGTACAGCAGTCCACCGGCCAGCGGAATTCCGAGATTGTCGAAAAACTGCCAACCGGCACCAGCTAACGGGGATAGTTTGACGGCCATGATTTACGCCTGGCTGATCTTGTAAGCTGCGACCAGTGCATCGTAATTGCTGCCGACCTGAGCTTTTAGCACGTCACGGATGCGGATCGACTTGTTCTGCTCAGCTTTCTCGGTGCGAACCAAAACGCGCAAACGGTCGCGGTATTGAAAATCACCAATCGTTGCCACTTGATCGTCGCTCAGCTCATGCGGCAAATCCTCGGTCTTGACCGTTTTGAATGCCTCAAGATCTGCTGGCCAATCGCCAGCCGGAAGTGCCTCGAGCATCGCAGCATAGTTGTCAATGTTGAGCTGGTAGCCGTAGATTTCCATTTCACGATGGAACGCATTCATGACTAAGCCAGCTTGCTTTTCTTGGTCGGTGATCATGATTTACCTTGTTTGATTGCTAAATGATACGCAGCTTGGAACGCCTGGTGCCGTTGCCGGACTAGAATACGCTGAGCCAAAACCGCTTGGAGTCCAACGCCAAACCGTAGTGTACGGAGATGCAACCGTTTGCGCTCCAGCAATTGCCGATGTAGTGCTCGACCAGTCAGTAGATTGTCCGGTCGCATTAAACAACGGGCTTGCATACTGAGAACCAAAACCAGCACCCCAAGCATAAACCTTTACCCCAGGCGTGCTGTTGGTTCCGATAGAAATAGCTGCGCCACTTGGTGCAAATCGAACCGAATAAACCGTTCCACCAATAAAGGTAGATGGGTTGGCATATTTTACGCCAAAACCAGACGGTGATACGGCATAAGATGCTATAAACGGATTTGAAGTGCTTCCCACTGCGAGATCATTGGTTGTTTGGTTAAAGGATATGCTGCCCGGATTGTTGCCAAAAGGAGGCAGCGTTGCAGGGTTTGCGTATTTAGTGCCAAACCCAGTAGCCGACGACCACGGAAACAACGAAATAACCGGCGAGCTTCCTTGACTGAATGCCACCTGAGTATTGGTTCCGTTTAGCGTGATGCCGGTCGTCGTTCCAACAGAGTTCAGCGCTGGACCATTGGAATATTTAGATCCGAATCCGGTTGTTTGATTCCACGCCCATGCCTGTGGAAAGGATTGCGCGGTGGCATTGGACGTCAGGATTGCATCAATACTGTCTGTCCAAGTAAACCCTGCTGGACCGCCACCGCCTGGGCTTAAAGCACTGCCAGGATTGGAATATTGCGTCCCAAAACCAACACCAGACCATTGCCAGACGCTGAAATAAGGAGCCGAAGTAAATGACGCTGATAGATTTGAGTTGTTGCGAACAAAAGAAACCTGGCTGATTGCGTTAGGAATGGCCGGAGCGGTGTAGATTGACCCGAATCCGGTGGTGGAGTCCCATCCATAAACAGAGATTCTCTTGAGCGGTGTTGCGCCACCGTAAGCAATGAAAACCGATGGCGTGATTGCACTGCTTCCGGGGAACATCATTCCCAAGAAACCACTCATGTGACGCCAGTCCCAGAAATGTACCAAGTGTTCACAGCGACCTTCAGCAGCGTTGCAATGCCGTTGCTGGCCAATGACCGAGTGCCAGCAGATGCACTGTTGGCAAGCTGTAACGTGACGCCAGACTCAGGAGTGATCGTCAAAGCCGTGTTATTGCTGACAATGCTGACCACCGTTCCAATGTCGAACGCCACCGATGCGTTGAGCGGCACAATGATTCCGCTGGTGATGTAGTAGTGCTTGGCACTATCAGACAAAACCAGAGTACCGCTGGCATTTGTTGACTTTGGCATCGTCCGGAAGCCAAACTGGAAATTGCTGCCGGCACTATCGAGCACCGTCGATGCGCTTGACAAATTTGAGATTGTTTTGTTTGTCAGCGTCTGCGTGCCGTCAACCGTGACCACCGTTGAATCAATCGAAATCGTGCCGCTGGTTGTGATCGTGCCGCCTGTTAATCCCGTGCCCGTCGCTACACTGGTGACCGTGCCGGCCGCTGAGTAGTTTGGGATATTCAGGACGTTAGCAACCAGCGTTGCAGCGCCGGTTGATCCAGTTGTGCTCAGCGTAATTGGCGATTGAAAGTCTGTATTGGCAACCGCTGCTGCAAGCGCTCCACCGCTGCCCTTGAGCATTCCTGTGATGCTAGTGGTTAGCGTAATAGCCGGCGTCGTGGTTGGCGTTGCCACCGTACCAGCAAAGCCGTTTGCACCGACCACAGAGACGGTCGTAACCGTGCCGGTGCCGGCGCCAGCAGCGTAATTTGGAATATTGAGCGTTGTTCCGTTGAACGTCGACGCGCCACTTGTGCCGACAGTCGTTAGCGCAATCGGACCCTGATAATCCGTATTGAGCACGGCATTAGCCAAAGCGCCACCCGAACCGGCTTTCTGAAGCGCTGTGCCGCTTGGTGGAGTCAGGTAGTCCGTGTTTGCTACGGCAGCGCTGACAGTCGTGCCATCGCCTTTTAGAACGCCTGTGACGGTCGTGCTAAGCGTGATCGACGGTGACGTCGTTGGATTGGCAACGGTACCAGCAAGACCGTTGGCAGTGGCAACAGAGACGGCTGTGACCGTGCCGCTACCGCCGCCACTGGCCCCAGATGTTGCCCTGAGAGCCATTAGAGTCCCTCGCCTGGGGTAACCTCAAATGCTCCTACTGCGCTCGCTTGAAACCAAGCATTGGCAGGAATGCCGCCAAAGACCTCAACCGAGCTTGGCAGGAATCCAAGCGTTGCATACTTAGGGCTTCCGGCTGTTGGAGCTGCAACCGTAATCGTCGGCGTAGGATTGCCAGGAGACGGTGCAACCCAACTCAAATATTGAGCTGATGCGCTGGTGTTGCGAACTCGATAGCTTGTTGGGTTGTCGTTGTTGGTAGATGCGACCTGCACCGGAGACGTGCCAACAAGGTAAGTCGGGCCGAATGGCGTAAATGGTGAGTTATACATTGATCAACACCCAAGTAGTTGTTGCCTCGTCCCATTGATGCCGCTGACCATCAATTGGATACGGCACAGGGGAGTTCCACAAACAAGTATCTTCGTTCAGAACCCAAGACGGATATGGTTGCGGTGGAATAAATGCGTCGCGGGGTGCATCGTAGGTGTAACCGATGTTTCCGTAATTTTTCCGAAATCCGTCCGTTCTGCTTCGTTTGCAAACTTGACCGCGAAACTCACCGTACCATTGTTCCCAATCGGTATTTTCTGAGCCTTGGTCTTTGCCTGGAATAATTTCCGTTACAACATTGTTTGCGTCAAGAAAAGCGTAATAGTCCATGATTAAGCCCAACTAATTGTGCCAGTGCCAGCAGTAAAGCGATATACACGATACCCAGAACGGGTGACGGGTTCGTCATATGTCAAACCGCCGCTAATAATCGGAACGGTTGAGGTATTTGGGTAGGCAATAATAACTACGCCAGTACCGCCATTTCCTCCAGAATACCCAGTGCTAGGGCTTGAGCTTCCACCCCCACCCCCACCGCCGGTATTCGCTGAAGCCGCGCCGCCGTTAGCCCCGGACGCCGCTCCTGCCGCGCCGCCGCCTTGTGTTGCCGTTCCAATCGTACCGGAAGGTCCGGTTACACCACCCGCGCCGCCACCTGCATAGGACGCAGAAGCACCAGTTATGCTAGAACCAGCAGAATATGTCGTTCCCGCGCCGCCGTTCCCGCCGGAAGAAGTTGTTCCATTCGCTCCCGCACCGCCAGAACCACCACCGCCACCTCCGCCGAAAGACGGAGATCCTACGCCGCCTTGACCTCCAGAATTTCCTTGTCCAGAAGTCCCCGCCGCATTGCTTGCGTTAGATGAGCCACCTCCAGAACCACCGCCGCCCCCTGCGCCATTTGAGATACCAGCGCGTCCACCGCCAAGCGAAGTAATTGTCCCACTGGTAGCCGCCGAATTAGTTACAGTTCCCGTTCCAAAAACTGAATTAGATCCGTTAGTTGCACCTGTATCATTCGGAGGGCTGCCTGATCCAAAACTTCCAACTGTAATGGTGTAACTGGTTCCGGCAGCAACAATATACCCCGGATTTGTTAACAATCCACCAGCACCGCCGCCGGGACCACCGTTATAAATTGCAAATTGACCGCCGCCACCACCACCGCCAGCAATAACAAGATATTCAACGGTCGATGGCGCCCCAGGAGGAGTAGGTTTGCCACCCAACACCGCAAGCATAATCCCACTCATGACACGTTGCCCGTCAAGACGCAGGCGCTGGCAGAGCTAAACAAAACGGTGACAACACCTTGGATTGCGATCGTGGCTGACGTTACTGCCGAACCCGTACCACCAGCAAGATAAGCAGTTACTGCCGAGCAAGTAATGCCTTTGGTTGAGCCGGTGTTGTTGTAAATTACAACTAGGTCGCCTTCGCTGAACACCGAAGCTGGGATAACAATCGCGCCAGAACTTGTAAGTTGCACATATTTGCCAACGTCGCCAACAGCCAACGTGTAGCTGGTCGTTTTGGTCCCGACCGGAGGTGCGTTGAGGTAGCCAAGCGTCACAGCATCCGTAGCCGGTAGCGTCTGGGTAAGTGTAAGAGCGGTATTAGCAGACTGGAGAACCGAAGTACCGGCTCCGCTGGAATTGCCTTGAAGTTTGATTGCGCTCATGTTTGATCCTTTAAGCAGCGATGAGCCAAACTTGGCCCGTAGGGACGGTTACGGCAACACCCGTTGCCACGGTGACAGGGCCAACGCTAAATGCGTTAGATCCTGCCGTTACAGAGTAATTTGAACTGATCGTTTGATAAGACTCAAGAACCGGACCACCGCCACCACCACCAGCCGGTGTTGCCCAAGATCCGTCGCCACGCCAAAACGTCGAGCTTGTTGCGCCCGTTCCGCTATTAAGATTTCCCACCGGCAAATTGCCGGTTACTTGGCTTGCCAAATTAACGCCTGTCAATGCACCGCCAAGCGTCAAATTGCCTGTGCTGGTAACCGTCCCGCTGAGCGTAATGCCGTTAACGCTACCCGTGCCGCCAACCGATGTAACGGTACCCGCTCCAGCCGGCGTTGCCCAACTGCCGTCGCCCCGCCAGAAAGTCGTTGCAGACGCGCCTGTGCCGCTTGAAAGATTGGTCACCGGCAAGTTGCCCGTAACACCAGTCGTCAACGGCAGACCCGTTGCATTGGTCAACACAAGAGCCGTTGGAGTGCCAAGCGCCGGCGTTGTCAGCGTCGGGCTGGTAAGCGTCAATCCGGTGATAGTCGCTGCCGTAGCACCAAGCGCCACGCTGGTCGATCCAATTGTGACCGAGCTGTTGGTCAGTCCAGCGTTAGGAATCGTCGTGGATGCCGTCACAGCGCTTGCGCCGTTGGCATACATATAACCAGTCAAACCAGTCACGGTAAGCGTACTGAACGCGCTAGAACCCGATGCAGCAACCTTTTGCCAAGCGCTTCCGTTATAAACAGCCCAATCGCCAATCGCCCAAGTGCTGATGCCGTTTAGGTTAGTCGAGCCGGCCGTCGAAACAACGTAGTAAAACCCAAGCGTCCCAACGCTCGATGTAAGCGTCGGAGTATTGGTCGAAGCATTCCAGGTTCCCTGGTAGCTGTTGCTAGTCGTTGCAATCGTGCTTGCAGCGGTGATCCGGCCCTGAGCGTCAATCGTGATCTGAGGAATGCCAATTGACGTGCCGTAGCTGCCAGCGGTAACCGCTGTATTGGCCAGCGAGATTGTGCCGGTTGAAGTGATCGGACCACCCGTCAGACCAGTCCCGGTTGCGACGTTCGAAACGCCACCAGCGGTTGATGCAATTGTGACCGTGCCGCCTGGCCCCGTGTCTGTCAGCGTGATATTTGTGCCGGCTGTCAGAACCCGCTCATTTGGAAGATCCAGCGACGCGCTTAAAGTTACATAGCTGTCGGTTGCCGATCCGCCAGAGCTAATTGGCTGGCCACCTGCGCCAACCAATGTAATAAAATTTCCGTTAGCGTCATAAGTGGCGCCAACTGGGACCACGTTCGTAGACGTGACTACGTTTACCTGATTTGTCTGCGACATTTTCTATTCCAAAATTAAAGAAAAAAGCCGACCCTTGTGAGATCGGCTTTCCCCTTATTTGCCCAACTTATGGCAGGAATGTGAGATCGTAACCGTAGACAAAAACGTCAACGGTGGCAGGGTAAGTAGCTGCCGTGCCGACGTTAAAGTACAGGTTCTGTCCCGTTTGAGCTGCCGTAGACGCCACAGTTCGCTGCGATACAACCGTGGAGCTGGTCAATGCGCTCAGGCTGGCATTCGCCACGATTGCGGTGCCGCTTGCGCCAGGCGCTGGAAACACGCCGGCCAAAGGGACAGTTGCTGTGCTCAAGTTGGTCGAAGCGTTTGTCACAATGACGTTAGAAACGCTGTAGCTGCCCGTGTTGAGCACCGGCAGAACGGTGTCACCCGTCACTGCTAGGCTGACTGATTGAAAGGATGCCAACAAACGCAGAGCTTGGTTTGACCCAAGTACCTGCGGATGATTGGCAACGGTAGTTGCGGGTCCCGGATTCGCCATGATTTATTTCCTTAAATCTTTGTTGATTAAGCCGCAACGCGACAAGCCAATTCTGGATAAAGCATTGCCCAGCCGTATAGAACATCTAAACGACATGGAATACTGTCGTTATTAATTGTATACTGCCTACAAACACGAATGGACAAGCCGAGTTCTTTATCCGATGCACGTCCAGCAAATACAACACCCATTGGCAATTCAAGATCTGCACAAGCCAATGTTTCTGCATTGCGATGCAGAATAATGTTTTGTGGAGAAACCGTCCCGGTGTTATTGAACGGAGTCACAACAGCGGAGCTGCTGGTAGCCGAAACAAACACGTTTTGGAATTGGCCAGCCGTGATAATTGCCGGCGAAACCGTAACCGATGCCGAGCCACCCGAAGCAATCGTCACTGCCGAAGTCACAACAAAGTTGCGCAAACGGTTGGTGCCGTAAGGCTGACGGTTTTGCGGGTTAACAGCGTAGACGTTAGCAATGGTGATCACGTCGCCCTGCTGAATCGGTGCTGCTGCTGTCGTTGCCGAGATGGTAATCGTCGATGACGATGCCCAACCAGACGTCAAAGAGCCGGTAAAGGTCGTGGTGTTGGTCGACAGGGTTGCAGTAGCGTATGAGCCAAAGGTCTGGCTTACCACGTTCTGATCCATTCTCCAGCGCATACCAGCCGAGTCGGTGCCCATCATGCCCTTTTCGTACTGGTCGCTGATCTTCTGGCTAGGCATAAACAGCCCTTTCAGCGAATCAACAATGGTGGCCGAGGTGAATGGCTCAACGATACAAGCACGACGACCGTCGCGTGGTGCGCCCTCTGAGTCCAGATAAGCCTGGCCGGTCAGGTAGGTCAGCAGCGAGGTCGGTGGAACGCCAGCGGTACCCACAATGTTGGCCACGTTGTTCTTTGCAAGCACCAGACCGTCACGGTCGATCTTGTTAGCGATAGCAGCAACGCCAGGCTTGATCACGCGATCCGAGAACATATCCAACGACAGAGCCAAGTCAGCGGTGCTGAACTGGGTATCAACGTGGAATTGGGTATTCAGCGTGACGGGAATTGAAGTCTCGTTGAAATCCTCAACGGACAAGTTAGGTCCGGTGGTTCCGATAAACCGTGCTGGCTTACGGACGTTAACAGTTGCGCCAATCTTTGCACCGGCAACGGCGAATTGATCGTCGTATTCGCGATTGACTTCGCTGGTAAAGGTAAGTTCGTTTTCCAAGACCATCAACGCTTCGTTGGTGATCTTGCTGATCGTTAAAAGAGTATTGGCCATTTTATTTCCTTCGCGTCATAGACGCATTAAATCTGTTTACCTAATCTTGCCGGCTTGTCTTGCCGCTTTCCATGCTGCGTAAGTCCCATGAAATTCGCCTTTTGAATTCACGAGATTGTCAGCGGTTGCGTTGCTTGACTTGATAGGGTTGATCGGGGCTGGTGCTTTGCTTTTTACCACAGATCGCTCAGGCTTGCTAGTTTCAGATTTCTCAAACTTTGCTTCCAGCTTACCAATGGCTCTCAACGCTTGAGCCGGCGTCAAATCATTAAAGGATCGGGCCTGATCTTGATTTGATGCAAGGTGATACAGGATTTGTGGTCCCACGTCTGATTCTAATATCGCGTCCCGAATGTGATTCGGCACAACAATATCGCTTGACGACACCATTTCATCAAAATCGTCAATCTCAACCTTTGCCGCTTCAAGCCGTTTGGTCCAAGTCTGTACGACTTTTGCCTGTTGCTCTTGCGCTTTCCTTTCTAGATCCTGCCGATCCCGCTCTTTAAGTGCCCTTTCAGCGCTATATTCAGCCAATGCTTCTGCGTATTCAAAAGCATCGGTAAATTGATCCGGCGTTGGCTTGGCATCAGCAACAAGAGCCTGTTTCGGCGCTTGTCCTTGCTCCAAAGCCGCCAGCCGTGCTTCCAGCGCTTCCCTGGCGTCACGTTCACGCTGAGCGTCAGCCCTAGCCTGTTCGCGTTGCTTCGTAAGCTCTGAAAACCGCGCCTTCAGCTTGCTCGGTTTACCTTCGTTCTCTATGGCTGGTGCTTCATCTTCTGCTTCTGGCTCATTCTCAACCTCGGATTCGATTGGCTCTGCGTCATCGGCAGCCTCAGTCGTTTCTTCGGGAGCTAAGCCCAGTTTCTGTGCAAAAAATTCGGCTTGATTCTCGCTTGTGACAACTTGCGTCGTCTCTCGTTGTTCGCTTGACATGGTTACCCACGGATTTACCCGGTGAAACGCGCCGGTACGATTGCGTTTATATAACCCGCTTTTAGATTGGTGTCAAAGGCTAAGTTGTGAATGGTGATTGGCCTTGGTCAATGTCCGATACAGCAAACTCTGCCGCCATCATTTGTTCAGCATTGCGACGCTCAATCTCTCGAGCCAATGCGTCGATGGGCATATTGTGGATTAGCAGGTTAACCAGCGCATCAATCTCGGTCTTGTTTTGACTCGTAATCGACCTGGTGTTCTGATCATTAACCCGGACCTCGGCCATCGTCTCAGTGTTGTGCGCCTTGGCGGTGACTTCCATGAGCTTGCGCTTATTGGCACCTTCTTCTTTGATCTGCGCCACTTGACCGCGGTTGTTGATTTCAAGCTGCATTGCTTGCATTTGCTGCTGCATTTGCTGCATTTGCTGCTTGGCTTGTGCGAGCTGCATTTGGACCTGTGGCGGTATATCTGACTTCTCGTCAATTTGCGCCAGCGGGTTCACCGCGGCCAGCCGGTCAGCAATGATCTCGGCGCCAGGGAAATCCATCTGCCGGAATACCAGATCGCCAGCAGCCTGGAACAGCTCTGGGCTTGCACCAATGAGCGGCATCATCGCCTCAACCGCTTGGATGCGCCGTGATGCGTAGCCAGGACCCGTGTCCATGCTGACGTCGTACTCACCAACAGTCACGTCGTTAAGCACTCTCCCAACTTGGGAGGCTTCATTGATGGTGATCAAGTCTGGCTTGCCATCAACACCGATGATGCGCATAACGCGCTCGGAGTCGTAGATCTTTGGAATCAGATCTAGGATGATGCGACCAGTCTGGGCAATGGATTTAGTCAAATTATCGTAGTAATGATAATTCGTCATATCCGTCTGTTGCTGCTGACCATTCAGCGCCTTGCCGCTGATGTTTCCGGTCGGCAATTGCGCAGGATCGAAGATGCCAACGACCTGCTGTAGATCGTTGCTGACAGCCTCAGCAGCGCCCATGATGCCCAGAGGTGGTGGCTCGGGTTGCAAGCGCGTTGGGACCGGCGCCGTGCGTCCTTCAATGTCGGTCTGCTTGTATCGCAGCACCGGCGTGGCTTTAATGTTAGCCGCCGCCCACTCATTCTCGTGACCCTCGTCTTGACCTTCAGCCAGCAGCCACTTGGCTTTTGGCGCTAGGGCAATCGCCTCGGTCATGGAGGTCTGCCAAAAGTTGTACATCTTCTGGGGATCTTTGGCGTAACGCACCAATCCGTACTTGATTGACTTACTGTCAATGACGATTCGACCGCCATAGACCGGCACAACCGGAATATACTTGCCTGGCCAGTCCCGCTCCTCGAGGATTTCCATCGCCGTGAGCTTGACCCACTTGACGACCTTCTTGTAGCTGTCACGCTCGCCAACGATCTCAAGCCCATTTGCAGCCATGAAATCCTTGCTCGGGAGCTGGTCTTTGAACAAGCGTGACTTGTCGTTCAGCAGGTAAAGCTTGGCCGGCGTGCGCTCAATGTAAAAGTATTCGGCGATCCGAATGTCTTCCTTAGTCACCCACTCAGGGTTGCTGTCGCCATTGCCGCGACCAGAGAAGTTGCCGCCAGCGTCTGCGTCTGGGTATAGATCGCTGAACTTATCCTTGCTCATCACGGTCGTGATAAGACAACGCTCTTGGTCCGAGCCGTCTAGCGCCACGCTGTTGGGATCGAAGTAGACCGAGAACGGATTCTCAATAGGGTTGATATAGATCTCTTGATCAAACGAGTCAGGAGCTGTGTAATCGGTGACCACGCGCCAGTAACCCCAACCCATGCGCACAGCCGATTCAAACGCCTTGTCGTAAGCGCTATCGGCGTCGGAATTGATCTCAATATGCCGGCAGATACCCTCGACGACCTCGGCTGTCTCTTTGTCCGAATAGCTGTTGCACGGATGCACCTTGATCCGGGGACGCTGCTGGCGCTGCTGGTTGGCAATCTGACGGCAATAGGCGTCGAGCTTATTGATCGTCAAGCAGGGTCGGGCTTCCAGGTTCCGACTGTTCTGTATCTCAACCGGCCATTGATCGCCCGAGACAAAGCGCAAATCGTCCAGCGCATCCGAGCGGTTGTTGGAGTCGGCTTCATTGGCCAGCCGGAGAAAGTTCATCGCGTCTGCAATGCGGGAATCGTTCCCCTCGCTTTGATAATTTGCCATTTCAGCTCATCCAGTTAGTCGGTAGCGTAAAGGTTTGCTGCTTCTTACGTTGCTTTGGCTCGTTGACCATCAGTCCGATGTATCTAAATGCGTCTGCGCCATGCGAATAATGGTCGTGAAGGGGAGACTTTGAGAACCCACCCGTCTCTGGGTCGACTTCGTAGCGGTAATGGCGCAGACAGGTAAGACCTTCCGCGCATCCATCTCGGTCGAACCAGCAGTTGTTGAAAATAGTTCGCGCAGCATTGATAGAGTCAGCAATTGGTACTCGAGGAATGATTCGGGTCTTGTATCCCGCCGCCCTGACGATCTCCTCAATAGATTTACCAGCAGCGGCAAGCGTCTTATTCTCAGCGTCGTGCGGAAGCCACAACGTGTCGTAATGGTATCCAAACGTCTGCAATTGCGCTAGGTAATAGCTGATTGTCTTTTGATTGTCCTCCATGTAACGCAGCAAGCGCGTTTCCATGCCGACAAACTGGAGAAACCAGATCGCAGTGGCATCAGACCATCCCAGGTCAAAGACAGCGTGGACAGGCTTGCTAGGATCGAACGGAACCCGTCCAATGCGCCCTTGAAGCTCAGCGTCCTGCATCTCCCTGGCAAACACTGCACCGTCGACAGTCTGCCGGCATATGCCCTCCCAGACGGTGTTGTAAGCCTCGATGTCGCGCTCTTTAAGTGCGTCCTTCTCTGCTCTCAGGGTTTCGGGGAACCAGGGATTGTCGGACCAGTTGATCTTAGTGACCACACAGTCAGCAGGAGGATGCACCACAAAGCGTTGGAACGTCTCATCAGTCTCAAGCTCCGGGTTAAAGCTGATCCAGATCTCTGAATCTTGCTTTCGGATTGTTGGAATTAGCACATTCCATGACATTCTGGACACGGATTGCGCTTCCTCAACCCAACAAATATCAACGCCCTCAAACGATTTGATGTTTGAGACATTGTTTTTGAGTCCAACAAAAAAAAATTCAGAGCCGTTCTTAGCTCTAATTGACGTCTGGGTTATTTCATAGAACCCATGCAATCGCAATGATTCGATCTGGTCGCATAAAAGTTTATGCACCGAATCGCGGATTGACGTCTGGAATTCCCGAGCGCAGAGTATGCGAGTCGGCTTTGATGCGCCAGTGATTAGCAGCGCTCGAGCAATCGCCCAAGACTTGCCGCCACCTCGACCGCCATACGCTACCTTATACCGATGCTTGTCAAAAAGAACCGATAGCTTCTCAGGAAACTCGGCGTTTGAGACGGCATAATCAATTTCATTCACTGGGCTTAACGAATGTAACCTTGATGCCCTCAACCGGCGACCCGTCTGGATTGCTCAGCACGGTCGTGTTGCGCTCGCCCCAACCCATCTGGGCTTTGGACCACCAGATCATCGCCGTGGTGTCGCCAGCCATTGCCTTGTTGTAGAGCGTGTCGGCAATGGAAGCGCTGGCTTTAGCCTTGCCAACGGCCAGCTCGACCTCGTAGTACTTACGCAGCGTCGGAGCGCTGATGCCGATAAGAGCCGCGATCTGATCCTGCGGCAAGCCGAGTCCAGCAGTCTGCTCGACCTTGGCTTTCGATGCGTCAGTAGGAACGTGCGGAGGAATCATCTTTTATAGGCGAAAAAATGAGGGTTGATTGTCTTAAAAACAAACATTATTTATTTGGCTCAAGTTGCTTAGGATCTCTGTACATCGTTTCTCTCGTTGAAAAATCTTTGTTTTTGCCTTTGTTTTCAACAAAACCAAGGTTTTTATAAAATTCTTTCAATCTATTAACATTTCCGCCAAAGTCACCCGAGGGAGTCAAAGTTATTCTTTTGCCAATTTGGTCTGCATACTGAGACAAGTCATTCATCACTTGAGTGCCAATGCCTTGATTTCTCATTTCTTTAGGAACCACTATTCTGCTTAAATTGATTTCGTTCTTGCCCTCACCCAAATCAATTTTAACATCTGGGTATTTTGCTGAAAAATCATTTACGCTTGAAATCGCAGCAGGATGATAGCCGTATTCTTGCGGATCTCCAGCGGTGGAAAGATCTTTCGCTTTTACGGTTTTTGAAATTATTTCATAATCGCCACTCAGAGCGCTTTCGCCATGATTTTCAGCGTAGCGCTTGCTTGTTGTTACCCAATCGCCGCTGTTGATGTTCTGCACGCCTTTAGGAACCGCACGATAAATGGTGACGTCGGCATCAGGTTTGCCCTTTGCCTTCATCGCAGTCATCCACCACTCCCGGTCAATGACCGGATCCCCTAGACCGTAAAGACTTTTCCCTTTGACCGTATAAACGTCTTTCGGAATTATTCCGCTTAAGTCGTGCAAATAAGCTCCGTAATTTGCGGCATTTGGAGCCAAATGACTGCCACGATATTCATCGTCCGCCATGCCCAAAACCGCGCCAGAACGCTTCATTGCTTTCATTGCAGCGTTGTAGGCAACATCACTCGTCGCTAGGTCTTTTAAAGCTGTGCCGGCCATTCTAGCCCCGGCTGCGCCGGCTTTGGCAGTTGGTCCGACCATGGGTGCAACGGTCATCGCTGCCGATAACGTGTCTGGTCGCAGTTTGGTTGTGTAACCCGTGCCGGTAGTCAATGGCTCGTTGTAGCTGATTCTGTTGAGCGTGCGTTGCAGCTCTGGAATGCCAAGTAAATCGCTGACTGGTGTTGACAGTCTGCCCTCGGTGATCGGACCGCCGGCCTGGAGCGTCGAGCCGACGTCGTAACCTTTGGCGCCCAACTCAAGCAAGTCAGCCAGGAAACCAGAGACACGGTTGCGTGGCGTCGGTCTGATCGTCCCGGTGATTCTCGGGTAATCAGCCATTAGCAGTTCCAGTTCTTAAGCGATGCCTTGGCACGCTCTGCTGGACCTTTAGCGTTTTTCACAACGCCAGACATTCTTGCGCAGAAACTAGCCTTGCGACCCTTGTCTGCGTCGGTCTTCGGGTTCGGCGCTGGTGGCTTGAGATTAGCGTTGTTCTTGGCGTTGTACTCAGCACGACCCTTCGCAGTCATCCCGGCGCCCTTCTCGGTCGGGTTGTAGGTCTTGCCCTTCCCCGTGGTTGTCCGGGGAATGGGCTTGTCGTGCTTCGTAGCCATTACTTCTTCTTCGCCGGTTTAGCAGTCTTCGCAGCTTGCTTAAAGTCAGCAGCAGACGGTGCCGCCTTGCTGCCGACCTTATTCATCTTCTCGCCAGAGCCGGCTTTGATCCGTTCCTGCTTCGCGTTAATATTGGCATATAGGCCAGGTTTCATGAGTGATCTTCAAAAGAAATTACAAAATCAACGCCGTCATCCTCGTCTTCTGGCTCCAGCTCGCAAGCGTGCGTGCCAACGGCCAGAAACTGAGCAATATGCTGATCCAGCACGCGCTTGAGAACATCACGGCAATCTGGGCATTCTTCGCTGTCGATTGCGCCCATCATGACCGCAATTTCTTCGGCCAGCTCGCTCTTGCCAGCGTCGGAGCCTTCTTCAAACGCCTGAGCGTGAATGTCTTCTGAGGATTCGTTGATCTGGTCCTCAAGCGCTGCAACAGCCTCTTTCAGCATTTCTAGATCGTCATGGATGCTCATTTAGGTGGCCCCGTGAATCACAACAAAGTTGATGACCACAGCCTCAGACAAGCTGCCAGCCGTGTTGTTGAACAACCCGATTGTGGC